GCAGACGATAATCTGCAGGCTATTTGCAAGCCGTGTCACAAACTGAAAACTGAAAACGAATCCAAGCGGGCGCGGGCGAAGCTGCGGGCCCGGGGGCGGGGTCAAAACTTTTGAGCAAAATTGGGTTCGACCGCTGCCTATCCGTGATTTTTTTCGATGGCAAAATTGAGGTAGGGGGGGTATCCGAAAGGGTGCCCCTTTTTTTATGACTGCAGGACGTAGACCAAAGCCAGCACAGCTGAAGGTTCTGGAAGGTAACTTCCGAAAGGACCGGGACAGCCACGGTGCCAATGAGCAGCGGCCGATCGGCCTCCCGGAATGCCCGAAGTGGTTGCCTCGCTCGGCGAAGAAGTACTGGTCTGAGGTTGGGCCTCAGTTGGAGAAAGCCGGGCTGATCTCCCTGCTGGACCAGGCGGCGTTTGCCGCTCACTGCGATTCGGTTGGCAAGTTTGAGGAGATCACCAAAAAGCTGAAGCGCCTGGAAGACATGGTGGACTTCACGCCGCAGAACTACGCGGTGCAGTCGGTGTACTTCCAGATCCGCAACAAGCTTTGGGATCAGGTCATGAAAAGCGCCAACGAGTTTGGCCTTACGCCGGCCGGTGCGAGCAAGGTGAAAGCGCCTTCGCAGGGCCAGCTGGATCTCGGCGGGTTTGAGAGCATCTGATGGCCAGAGACTACGTTGCCATTGCGATGGAGTACATCCGGCAGGTGCTTGATGGCGAGATCCCGGCCTGTAAGTGGGTGCGCCTGGCGTGCCAGCGCCAGCTCAATGACTTGAAGCGTGAAGGTACGGCTGAATTTCCGTACTGGTTTGAGCCGGCGCTGGCCAATCGGGTATGTCAGTTCATTGAGCTGCTGCCGCACGTTAAGGGCGAATGGGCTCGTGAGCGTAAGCGCCTGGAGCTTTCGCCCTGGCAGATCTTCCGTTTGACCACGGTGTTCGGCTGGATCAACCAGGAAGGCTACCGCCGATTCAAAACCGCCTACAACGAGATGCCCCGAAAACAGGGAAAGTCGTCGGAAACATCCGGCGTTGGCCTTTACCTGCTGACCGCCGACGGTGAACCGGGTGCTGAGGTATACAGCGCCGCCACTACTCGTGACCAGGCGCAGATTACCTGGAAGGATGCCAAGCAGATGGTAGACCGCACCCCGGGCCTTAAGGCGCGGTTTGGTGTGGCGACCAGTTCCCACACGGTTTTCGTGGAGCACACCAACAGCGTTTTCAGATCGCTGAGCCGTGACCAGGGCGGCAACCATGACGGCCTGAACGTTCACGGTGGCCTGATCGATGAGCTGCATGCCCACAAAACCCGGGAGATCTTCGACGTTATCGAGACTGGTACCGGCGCCCGCAAGCAGCCTTTGCTCTGGTTGATAACCACTGCAGGCTTTAACCGCGCCGGCATCTGCTATGAGCAGCGGGCCTACGTGACCAAGATCCTGGAGGGCGTGGTTCAGGATGAGAGCTATTTCGGGATCATCTACACGATCGACGAGGACGACGACTGGACAGACCCGGCAAGCTGGGCGAAGGCCAACCCGAACTGGGGTGTGTCGGTTAACCCGGAGGACATCGAGCGCAAAGCCCGCAAGGCCATGACCATGGCGGCCGCAACAAACAACTTCCTCACCAAGCATCTGAATGTTTGGGTGAACGCAGACACCGCCTGGATGGATCTGCAGGCGTGGGAGCGCTGCGGCAATCCGGCGCTCACGCTGGAGGGTTGTGCCGGCCGCAAGGCGTGGATAGGCCTGGACCTGGCCAGCAAGATCGACATTGCGGCTCTGATGGTTGTGGTGGAAGACGACGACGGCGGTTTCACAACTTTCGGCAAGTACTACATCCCGGAGGATGCGGCGGAGGATGGCCGCAACCAGCACTATGCAGGCTGGGCCCGGCAGGGATTGGTAACGCTGACACCAGGCGCAACAACCGACTTCGCATTCATTGAGGAAGACCTGCGGGAGCTGGCCAGCCTTCTGGATATCCAGAGCGTTGGGTTTGACCCCTGGCAGGCCACGTATCTGGCTACGCGCATGCTGGAAGAAGGTTTGCCGATGATCGAATACCGGCAGACCGTTCAGAACATGAGTGAGCCGATGAAGACGCTGGAAGCGCTCACGCTGGAAAAGCGAATCCGGCATAACGGTGACCCGGTGCTTACCTGGATGATGTCTAACGTGGTGGCGCACCTGGATGCCAAAGACAACATCTACCCGCGTAAGGAATTCCCTGAAAACAAGATCGACGGGGTTGTGGCGCTGATCATGGCCTTGGGGCGCGCCATTCGCTCTGAGGGCGACCAGGTGCAGCCATCCATTTACGACACTTCGGACGTGACATGCTGATGACCATTATTACTTTCCTGATCGGGCTGGTAGGCGCTTTGCTGGTGGCCTTTGGTGCCTGGCTGGTATTCCCGCCGGCAGGCTACATAGTTGGTGGGCTGCTCTGCCTGATGTGGTCGTTCATGAGCGCCCGTGCTCTGGCTCGGCGGGAGTTCCAGGCGGCGCAGAGACCGAGGGGTGAAGGCTGATGTTTCTTTCCAGCTTCTTTCAGTCCGCGGCTTCTGGCAGTCGAAATACCGGCAGCGATTGGAGCAACTGGGTTAGCTCCATGTCTTCCCGCAGTGCTTCCGGAGCGATGGTTAACAAGGACACGGCGCTGGCGCTTACCGCCTTGCGTGGCTGTGTAACGCTGCTGGCGGAATCTGTGGCCCAGCTGCCGTGCGAGCTATACCGCCGCACTGGGGATGGCAACCGGGAGCGGGCCACCGATCACCCGCTGTACGACGTGATCCATTCTCAGCCAAACCGCAAAGACACGGCTTTCGAGTATTACGAGCAAGCCCAGGGCGCGCTTGGGCTGGATGGCAACCATATCGCTTTGATCGACAGGGATGGCGCGGGCTACGTGCGAGAGCTGATTCCCGTTAGCAATGCCAAGGTGCGAGTGCTGAAGGGCAACGATGGTATGCCTTATTATCATCTGACTGACCAGAACGAGATTCTGCCTTCGCGCATGGTGCATCACATCAAGGGCTTTTCCCTTGATGGCTACGTTGGTGTTTCGCCCATTGAGACCAACGCAGACGCCATTGGCCTGGCGATCGCGACAGAGGAACACGCCTCGGCGGTGTTCTCCCGTGGTACCACCATGTCTGGTGTGATTGAGCGGCCGCGTGAGGCTGCGCCGATTACTGACCAGGCAAAGCTGGATCGATTGCTGAGCAAGTTCGCGGAACGCCATAGCGGTATTCGGAACATGTTCAGCGTTGCCATGCTCCAAGAGGGCATGACCTATAAGCAGCTGGCCATGGACAACGAAAAGGCCCAGCTGCTGGAAAGCCGGAAGCATTCTTCCGTTACGGTTTGCCAGCTCTACAAGGTGCCGCCACACATGATCCAGATGATGGACCGGGCCACGTTCAACAACATTGAACACATGGGCCTGCAGTTTGTGATCTACACGCTGCTGCCGTGGATCAAGCGCCATGAGGGCGCCATGATGCGGGATCTGCTGCTGCCATCTGAGCGCTCTGACCTTTACATCGAATTCAACGTTAGCGGGTTGCTTCGCGGTGATCAGAAGTCCCGCTATGAGGCCTATGCGATCGGCCGGAACTGGGGCTGGCTTTCCGCCAACGATGTGCGCCGCCTGGAGAACATGCCGCCGATCCCTGGCGGTGATCGCTATCTCTCCCCGCTGAACATGGCTGAGCCTGGCAATTCTGCCAAGGCGCTGAATGCCACTCCTGACCAAATGAAAGAGATTGAGGACATCCTATGCCGCGTCTGATCAATTATCCGCATGTTGCGTCGATGGTGTTTGGCGTTCCGCTGTTTGCCACGCCTGCCCTGGTAACGGCTGTGAAGTCTGTTCTGGAGCCTCGTTTGCTCGGTAAGGACATTGAATCTGTTGATCGCCTGGCGCCGCTGGCTTTGGTTGACGATGAGCAGCGAACGGCGCAGCCCGAGCAAACTGCCACCCAAATGGCGG